GGTTGAAGGCGCACGCCTGGAAAGTGTGTATACGGGAAACCGTATCGCGGGTTCGAATCCCGCTCCCTCCGCCATTACCTTCAAATGAAGCGTCTCCCAGCGCGCGGCACGGCAGAAGAAAGCGCAACGTCCCAAAGGCTTTGCGGGTGCGACCTCTGCACTGCCCAGCCGACAAACTCCGGGCCGCATTCTCCGAATGGCCCGTTTCTCTCCCGACCTGTGGACTGAGGCCCGCGAGATACGGCCGGAAAACCTATGTACGTCAGTCGGTTAGACACAAGGCGCTGACCATCGAGTTTGTTCTTCCAATGGTCAGCAATTCATCATTCAAGGCGCAGTGTGGCTCGGAACCGGCTTGTTCGCATGCTTCAGCACTATGTCGATAACCTCGGCAGGCTTGAACGCTACATCGGAAGCCCACAATCCAAATCCGCCATGCCCATTCACGGCTTCCGTCCATTCTGACAGCGCCGCACGCTTCGCCCGGTTCTGAGGCGTGTCTTCACCTTTGATTTCCAACGCCAGGCTCAGGCCGTTGTGCAGTCGAACGATGAAGTCTGGCAGGTACCGACGGCGAGAGCCCTGCCACAGATAGCTGATGTGGAAGCCGAGATGGTCGTTCTTGGCGTAGGCAACCACCTCGGGGCGTGTTTCGAAGATGTTTGCCGCATGACCTTCCCACGACGAGTCCCCAACGACATGGCTGATGTGGGATCTCTGCGTCAGGATGTTCGGCTTGGTGGTGTACCAAACCCGCATGTCCGCGGTCGAACCAATGGGGCGCTCCTCATCGAACACCGGTTCGAGTTTGGTCGTGTTCTGCTCTGTCACGAAGCGCAGAAGGTGCGTGACCACCCCATCAATGTTGAGGGCGATCAGGATCCGGCGTCGCAAGGGATCGCTGTGGAACAGCGATGGAATGTCGATCTTGTTCGAGGCCAGGAACTCTTCGACCAGCCGGACGAGTTGGGCCAGCAGGTACTCTTCGGTTCCCTGGAAACTGCCGTGCAGGGCGGAGAACGCCTTGCGCGCCGCGACGAAGATCAGCCGCTGGAGGCGAAAGCCCTCGGGCAGCGCCGCGAGATCGATCTGGGTGACCTTGCTCATGTCGGTCGCGCCGCCGAGCGCCGGGGCCAGCTCCGCCGTGATGGCCGTCGCTGCAGGATCGAGCGTCAGCGTCTCGACCTTGGACCAGTCGACGGCGAGAACGGGCTTCACAACTTGCTCGATCCGCAGGATGTTCGGCCACCGCAGCTCCAGAGCAGCGCGTTCCGGCACGACATCGATCTGCGTCGAAGGCTTCGGCGGCGGTGGAGCTTCGCCACCTTCTGCAGGTTCGTAGATCGAGAGCGGCACGCCGAAGACGTTCACGTACTCCGGCCGGAACAGCCCGTTCTCGTCCTTGTCGTAAGTGACACGGCGCAGGCCGCGGCCGATCACCTGCTCGCACAAGAGCTGGGACGTGAAGGCACGCAGACCCATGATGTGGGTGACATTCTTGGCGTCCCAGCCTTCCGACAGCATCGCAACCGAGATGACGTTCTGCAGATCCTGACCAGCGCCGCCCCGCTTGCCGACATTGTCGACGATCTCGCGGAGCAGCTCTTCCTTCTTCAATTCTTTCAGGCGTTCCTTTCGCGTGGCGGGGATGTTGGCCGCATCCACGATCGCCTTCAGACGCTCCTCATATCCCTTGTCGGATGCAGCCTGTTCGCCGATCTCCGCCTTCTCCAGAACTTTCGAATCCACCCGCAACGTCCGCTCAGGCGCGCGCAGCTCCGGCCAGTGGGCATCGCCGGCGTTGAAGTAGCGCTCGATGCGGGCGGCGGTTTCCGTCCGGTTGCAAACCGTCAGCATCACCGGCGGTGAATGATGACCGGCCCAGTCGGCGAGAGCTTTCCGCCAATCCGCGCCGAGCAGCGTGTAGGCATCCTGCACCAGCTTCGGCAGTGGTTCGTGCGGCTCGGCCTTGCGGTTCAGATCCTCGGAGACCGAAGGGTCGCGATAGATGTGGTAGAGCTTGGGTCGCAGCGTCCTGGCGTCGGGCAGTGCGTCATCGCGGACGACCACGCGGGGTGTCTTCACAAGGCCGCTTTCGATCGCGTCGTTCAATCCGAAGTCGGAAATGATCCAGTCGAACAGCGCCGTGTCCGTGCTGGCCTTGCCGGTCGGCGCGAATGGCGTCGCCGAGAGATCGAAGCAGCGCTGGATGCGGCGGGTCTTGTGCAGCCGATCGAGTCCCTCGATCCACCGCGTCGCGTCGTCGAGATCGATGCCTTGGTCTGCGGCCGCCTTCTTGCTGATCTTCAATTCGGCGGGCTTGCGATAGGCGTGGTGCGCTTCGTCATTGATGACGATGATGTCGCGATGGTTCGCCAGTTTTCCGAGAACACGTCGCGTGAAAGCCTCATCGGACTCGGCCCCCTTCTTGACGACCGAACGCTTCGGCTGCGCCGCCGGCATCAGCGTGTGCCAGTTCTCGATCAGAACCTCGGCCTGGTTCAGTTTCTGGCGAAAGGCCTCGGACGGGCAGAGATTGAACTGGTCGTAATAGCTCCCCTCGCTCGGGATCAGAACCTGAAGCCGCCCCTTCACGGTCAGGCCCGGCGCGACGATGAACACCGCCCGGCTGAAGTCCTTGCTGCGTTTCGGATAGGTCAGCGCGTTCAGGGCCTGCCACGTGATGATCATCGCCATCACCGTGGTCTTGCCCGCTCCGGTCGCCATCTTGTTGCAGAGCCGTTCCCACGGGCCGCCGTCGCCCGGAACCACGATGCCCTGCTTGAACTCCGGCGCGCCTTCGACCCACCAGATCAGCGTCTCGATCGCTTCGAGCTGACAGAAGTAGAAGGGATATTCGCGCGCCGTCTCGTCATGCCAATGCTCAAGCAAGCGTCGCGTCACGATGGTGACGCCCGGCCAGCCGGCATCGCGCCACGCATCGACGCGCGAGCGGATCGTGTTGACGTTATCGAGCATCTCAACGCGCCGCGTGTTGTTGCGGGCGTCGAAGACCTCGTAGCTCGCGGGTCGGCGTTCGGGCTTCACCTCGAGCACGCCGCCCTTGCCCTCGATCCAGTGCTGGTGCGGGGCGACAAAGGGCGAGTTGATGATGAGGGACTTCGGCTTCTCCATCCCCCTCACTCCAGGCCCATGATCTTCAGGCTTTCGATCCCTCGATCATCGACGATCTTGACGGCGACGCGCCGGTTTTCGCCCGCCTTGAACGGCAGCGACACCGTGCCGTGGAACTGCTCCAGCAAGTCCTCATCCAGTTCGGCCCGGATGGTCTTGCGCAGACGGTTCCAGCCGTCCTTGGCGCCCGCCATGGGGAAGAACACCTGATGCGGCATCAGGCTGCGGCCGTCGTAGTCGGTGTCGAGCGACCACATGGCGATCTTGGACTTGCCCCCGGAGACAAGCTCTCCGGATCGGGGATCGAAATAGTCGAACCCGTTGACCTCAACACGCCATTCGTCTCCCTCGCGCCGCAGGTCGACATCCGGCTGGCCCATGAGCCAGAAGCTCTGGTTCGATGACCGCGCCTTCTTGAGGTCCTCGGTGAGGAGGTCGGTGTTCATCTGGGCCTTGAGCAGCGTGACGCCGGGCCAGTTCATCTCGTCGATGTCCTTGGCAGCCTCCGGATCGAAGGTGAAGGCGCAGAACACGACGATCTTCGGGCGCGGAACCAGCGTCTGCGCCTCTTCAATGGCGCGCTCCACCTGCTTCTGTTCGAGCGCCGCGTGTTCCGGGCCGAAGCTGACGACGGCGCGCTCGCCTGTTTCCAGCGAGCCGGACGCATGGAGATGCTTGCAGCCGGGAATCGCCTCAAGCTCCGTGAACTTGAGCATGGCGCCGCCCTTGCCGCGGATGCCGGTCTTCAGAAGCTCGCCGCGCCAGAGCGCCTGCCGCGAGGTTTCTCCGGACCGCGCGACCGACGCATCGGCCTCAGCGGGCGGCGTCGAGTCGTCGAGACTGAGCACTGTCGGCGCGGGCACGGCCTCGACCGAAAAAGGCCCGGTGATGCGCAGGCGCGTTTCGTCCTTCTCCGGCTTGTCGTAGAGCGTCTCCTGCTCGGCATGGGCCTCGATGGAGGCATCCATCGCCGCCTGCATCGCCAATCGTGCGGTGTGGAAGGCCTTGAAGGGCTCGGCAGCAGCCGGGGGCCAATCTTCCGGCCAATCGAACGGCACTTCCCATTCGAGCAGCGCGTCGGCGGGCGTGGTTTCGCCATTGGCCAGCTTGTGCGTCTTGGCCGTTGCCAAGAAGTCGATCCATTCGCCCTTGCGCCCGCCCTGGGGCGAGCGATGGCGAAGCTTTTGCCCCTTCAGCGTGGTGTTGAGCGCCGCCAAAGCCGAGGCGATGGCGGGATGCCTCGCTTCGTAGATCGTGTCGATGTCGGGATTGTTGGCGATCGACTTCAGCGTGATATGCGGGACCGTCAGATAAACGAAGCCACCTTTCAGCCCCTCATGGGGATACCGAAGACGGTAATAATCGAAGCCTGCCGTCATCAATCGCTGTTTAACGAGAGTTATGGCCACGCGCGACGTGTCGCAAGTGATCCACCGGCGCCCCCATTTTTCCGCAACAAAAGCTGTGGTTCCTCCGCCGCAGGTCGGGTCGAGTACCAAATCACCAGGATCGGTTGTCATTACGACACAACGCTCGATCACCCTGTCACTTGTCTCAACAACGTAACGCTTTCCAGAAGCACCTTGCGTGGTAGTCCAAACATTAGCGTATTCTTGTGCTGGGAAGTCATTATACTCAAATCGGTATGACGGCATGGTTTTGCCGCCCATTATTTTCCTAGCCTTAATGGCGCGATCCATTCCCTTCGGATTCGTTTTCCAGCTCTTCCCTGATTTCGGCTTGTACTCTTTTCCTTCAAGGCCGAAATCAAAAACACAGCTTTCAGTTAAGCCCGTCGAAACAAGGTCAGTCGCACGAAAAACGGAAGCTTGAGAAGGCAGCGCTTCAAATTCATAACCAAAGTCCTTGAAACTAACCTCCTTTAAATTTGGAAGCCGCACTTTGTTAAACTGCGTGCCCTCTCCAGCTTGTCGCTCATCGTATAGTTTGCGGAATTTTACGCTAGGTTTCTCCTTAGCGTACCAAACGATGTAATCGTATATATTTGCGAGAAATGTGGTCCCCAAGGGGATTTTGGTTCGGTAAGCAATAATGCTCATAAAGTTCTGGCTGCCAAATATCTCATCCAAGAGACTTCGCACATGGTGCAGATTTTCATCGGAAATTTGGACGAATACGCTGCCAGAGTCGTTCAGAAGCTCATGAGACAGCAGAAGCCGGTCCCTCAAATAGCTGAGATAAGAATGCCCACCTAGTTCCCACGTATCCCGAAACGCTCGGATCATTTCGGGTTCAGCAGTCAAATCTTCTTCTTTATCTAGAGTTTGGTTTGGCTTTTTGTTCGTGAACGGCTGGAAATTCGACCCGTATTTGATGCCGTAGGGCGGGTCGATGTAGATCATCTGCACCTTGCCCGCCATCGACTCCTTCTGCAGCAGCGAGTTCATGACCAGCAGGCTGTCGCCCGCGATGAGGCGGTTCGACCAGCCCTTTTCATGCCGATAGAAATCGACCGCCTGGCGAAGCGGCAGGTTCTCGAAAGGCGCCGCGAACAGATCCGCTTGCCGCCAGACCTCTCCGGCCTTCTCGCCCTTCAGACGCTTGCGCGCATTGGCCAAAATGGTCGCCGGATCCACGCGCTCATGCACATGCAGCGAGACGGTGTCGATCTCGAATGAGGTCCGCTCGGCCTTGCCTGCCCAGTTGAGATAGGGCGCCTGCATGCGCTTCAGTTCTTTGAGCGCCTCCTTCATCGTGTCCGCGTCGCCGGATGCAAGCGCGTCGTCGATCACCTTCTCGATCCGCGCCCGCGCGGTGTCGAACATCAGCGCCGGATCGATGTGCGGATCATAGGCGTAGGTTGTCCTGGGCTGATCGGGATCGTTCTCGGGATGAACCATCCCGACTTCCGGGTTGTTGGTGCGCTTGTCAAGGTGGCGATAGCTCACGACCTGCACCGGACCGTTCGAGCGGGACGACTTGCGCTTGCCCTTGGCGGCCTTGCGCGGCCGTGCGGCTGGCTCGTCCTCGGCCTCCAGCGCGAATTCGTCTTCGTCCTCATCCTCGGCGTCCTCGTCGCCGTCCGTCGAATCCTCGTCTTCGAGGTCATCATCGACGACCCGCGCAATCGATCCGCCGCGCCCGCGCCCCTTCACGCCACGCCCGGACGCGACGAGCGTGTCCCGCGCCGCCGTGTAATCTTCCTCCGACAGGTCTGGCATTTGCGCACGCACTTGCGTCAAGGCGGAAGCATTGCCGATGGCTGATCCATCCTCCGGGAGAATGGAGTAAAGTATTTCGGCAATATCTTGCGGTGACGGCATGGAGCGGATCGCGATTCTTGTGGGCAGGAGCGATCCGCAGAATAGACGCAAAGCAGGCCGGTTCAATCATCAATCGGCAGGCTCCCTGTATTTCCAGCCTCGCTGCTCTCCCCACGGCTGTCCATGAGCGCTTCCCTTTGCCGCTCCCACTCCACTGGAAACGGCGCCAGCAGGTCGTCCAACTGCAATCCCGGCGGCTGCCGCCCATCCAGGATCGCCTCGACAATGTCCGGGGCGAGCAGCGTGAGGCGCAGGACGCGCGCGATGTAGGACGGGTTGATCTTCTCTGCCTCGGCGAGGTCCTGGACCGTCTGGAAGCGGCCACTGTCGAGCTGCTTCTTCCAGCGGTGGGCGCGGGCCAGCGCCTTCACCATGGTGTTGTCAATGCGCGCGCGCGGCAGCGCCCACGCGTCGGCGCCGTTCGGCGCGATGACGAGCTTGCGCCCACCCCGCTTCCGGAATGTCATCGGCACGGTGACGGTGAGCGCGCCCGCATCGTGGAGGAGAGCGCCCTTCGCCATCAGGCCGCGTCCTTTCGGTCGGGGAAGGCCTGCAGTTCGCCCAGCAGCTTGGTCAGCCCGCCGGTGCGGAGGCGGATCGCGATGCCATCGACCTTCACGTCGACGCGCTCGACCAGAAGCTGGACGATGCGCGCCTGCTCGGCGGGGAACAACTCGTCCCACATCGGATCGAGCCGCTCGAAGGCGTCGCGAATCTCGGCCTCGGTGATGCGATCGTCGTGCCGGATCGCGGCCATCCATGTCCGCACGATCAGTTCCGGCGTGCGCAGGAAGCCGCGAAGCTGATCGATCACCGCCGTCTCGATCTCGGCGGCGGGAACCCGCCCCACCGGACAGGTTCCAGGACCGCGTTTGAGGACCGACTGCGTGACATAGTACCGGTAGAGCCGATCACCCTTACGGGTGTGGCTCGGCGACATGGCGTCGCCGTTCGGCGAGAAGATCAAGCCACGCAGCAGGGACGGTCCCGACAGTCGGGTCTGGTTGGCGCGCATGCGCGGGCTTTCGCCCATGATGGCGTGAGCGCGCTGCCAGAGATCGGCGCTGATGATGGCCTCGTGCTCGCCGGGATAGGCCTCGCCCTTGTGGACGGCCTCGCCGATATAGACCCGGTTATTCAACAGCTTGTAGAGCGCACCCTTGTCGAGCATGTAGCCGCGCCTGCTGCGGATGTTGGCCGCTTGCAATTCGCGCATCAGCAGCTTGATTGAGCCGAGTTTCACGAATCGCTCGAAGATCAGGCGGACGGATGCTGCCTCTTGCTCGTTGACGAGCAGCTTGCGGTTTTCGACGCGGTAGCCGAGCGGCACGTAGCCGCCCATCCACATGCCTTTCCGGCGCGAGGCCGCGACCTTGTCGCGGATGCGCTCGCCGATCACCTCGCGCTCGAACTGGGCGAATGACAGGAGGATGTTGAGGGTCAGCCGTCCCATCGAGGTCGTCGTGTTGAAGGACTGCGTGACACTGACGAAGGTGACGCCGCGCCGCTCGAACACCTCGACCAGCTTGGCGAAGTCCATGAGCGAGCGCGACAGGCGGTCGATCTTGTAGACCACCACAACGTCGACCTTGCCGAACTCGATGTCGGCGATGAGCCGCTTCAGCGCCGGACGCTCCAGCGTGCCGCCGGAGATCCCGCCGTCATCATAGCGGTCTGCAACCGCAACCCAGCCCTCGGGTTTCTGGCTCAGGATATAGGCGGCGCAGGCCTCGCGCTGCGCGTCGAGGCTGTTGAACTCCATGTCGAGCCCTTCCTCGGACGATTTGCGCGTGTAGATCGCGCACCGGACCTTTGGCGTGATTTTCGTTGTCGGATGATGGCCGGTCGCCGCACGCCTCATGTGCCGCTCCCCGCGCTCTTGAGGCCGAAGAACACCCAGCCGTTCCACTTCACGCCAGTGATGGCCTTCGCGATGGCTGACAGCGACTTGTAGGGTCGGCCCCGATACTCGTAGCCCTCGACGGTCACCGTCACGATGTGCTCGACGCCCTGAAACTCGCGCAGCAACCGCGTGCCAGCCACCGGCTTGCGGTCGGTGCGGATCCGCCGCGTCTTTGGATTGGTGTCCTCGACGCCGCGCGCGAGCGCATCGAGCCGCTTCACCGTCTCGGGCTTGAGCCCGCCATAGGCGAGTTCCTGGATGCGATAGGCCAGGCGGCTTTCGAGGAAGCGCCGGTTGTAGGGTGGCGCTTCGGTGCCATGGAGATCACGCCACATCGTCTTCAGGGCAGGCGTGGGCATGGTCTTGATGGCGGCGACGCGCGCCAGCACGGGATCATTCATGGGCGGTCTCCGCCGAGTTGCGTGTCCGCATGACGGCGTCGGTCGGCGGTGAAGTCCACCGAACTGTCTCCGCACTCGCGAGATAAAGGTGTGGGTCGTCCCTCCCGCCGCTGCCGAAGCCGGACGACGCCGCGCGCGAGGATCTCAGCGGCTTCATCGAGCCGCTCGGCATCGCTCATCAATTCGGGACGCAGGGCGTTGGGGCCAGTCTCCGCGCAGTGGGGATCGAAAGCGTTTCGCATGATGGAAACGCTAGGCAAGAATCAGAATAAAACAAGCATATTCAATGCGTTATCGCATTCTTGAGAAATCATTCGAAATGATGCGAAGGCGCTATTCAGTACACGCGGACATGCTGCAGGCAAAAGGGAACGAATTCCGTCCGCCCCTCACGAATCACAATTGCCTCCGGTAAGGTCAAGGATCGCCTTCAATCCAAACCGGAACCCGGAGCGCCCAAAAACGGGTCGGGTAACCACTGCAGCCGCAATTCACTCCCCGCCTTCAGTCAATCGCGTTCCCATGAAGCGCTCGTAGGTGTCATCAATTCCGATGTCGTCAGGTTCCGAGCGACCATGGAACCGATCTGGCCCCTCATTCGGGTAGATCAGCAGCGTGACGGTCATCTCGTTCTTGGGTGAGAAGATCGTCATCTCGAAGACGTCCTCGTCCCCTTTCCATACGCCCTTCTTGTGCATGACCCCGGTTCTGGCGGCAGCGTCGTCGACACGGAGAGCTGCGAGGGACAGACTCGGCAATTCCACCGTTTGCTGCCGGGCCGCATAGTAGATGCCAGATTTGAAGAGGCGCTCACTCGACCACGTCCAGTCGATGAAGCCATCCCGGCTGACGACGATCATCGCCCGTTGGCGAGTGATGCCGAGCCACTTAAGGATAGCTGCGGTGATGGATACTTCATAGCGGTCCGACAAATGACGGACCAGATCCATGTCAAACTTCTGACCGTCGGTCTGCTGCCGAAAATCATCCAGCGGCATCAGCAGGAACGAGGCAAACGTGTTCGCCTGGGATTCGATCTGACCATGCTCCGAACGCCAATCTCCCATGTCGCGGCTGGAGCATCGAATGCCATCGGGGGATCTGTGCCGGTGAAGGAGATAATGGCCGAGCTCATGGGCCAGTGTGAAATTGATCCGCCCCTTCGACGTGATGGCGCTGTTGTAGATGATGCCCCATTCGCCGGTGCCTGCATCGATCGGCATGAGCATGCCTTCGAACTTGCGTGTGAGATCGAGGCCGCCAACTCTGGTGATCGGGGCATCCGGAAAAACGTTCCGCGAGTATTCAATCGCGATATCGGCGACCTTGATCGGAAAGCGCGGCGAACCGTGCGCATCGTGAAACGCGCGAACAAGTTTCGACAGGTGGATCGCCCAGCCTTCGGGCGTCGTCGGCAGCTTCAATCTTTCTTTCTCCACATGTCGACCATCTGCTCGATCTTCTTTTTGTCGTCGGGATCCAGCTTGTTGAATTTACGGAAGAACGCCTCCTTGACCACCTCTTCATCAGGCTCCGACGAATCATCCAGCAGGTAATCTGTGGTGACGGACAGGGCTTCAGCGATTTTCGTCAGCTTTTCTGCCGACGGCTTGCGGGTGTCCCGGTTCTCCAGCTCCCACAGGTAGCTCTTGCTCGAATCCGTGATCTCCGCGAGCTTGTCTAAGGAATATCCCTTTTCTTGCCGATGCTTACGGAGCTTCTCTCCCAGGGATGCCATTTAACTCACCTCATGCGTTTCGCATTTTTCTGTTCGGTGTATGGCGAACAGGAACGTACTTGACAAGAGATTAGCGCGCATGTTCGATATATATCGAACGAAAGCGTACCCATCAGGAGATTCCTATGACCAAGCGCAATCCCGGAACACATCATGTCGTGCCCAGCTCCAACGGTGGCTGGGACATTCGTCGCGGCGGCGCGGATCGCGCCAGCGCCCACTTCGACCGCAAGTCCGACGCGGTCGAGCGGGCGCGGGAGATCAGCACCAATGCCGGCACCGAACTGAAGATCCACAACCAGGACGGCCGCATCGGTCAGTCCGATTCGCACGGGAATGACCCGCGCAACATCAAGGGCTGAGGAGGTCCGAACATGGCATCAGTGACGAGCTTCATTCGCAACATGCCTGCCTCGTCGCTGCAGGCCTATTTCGACCACACCGGCATCGCGTTGCCGACAACAGTCGACTGGACCGCGCCCGAGCCGGAGGTTGTCCGGGGCGCGCTCCGCGCTGTCGATGAAATGGACGACGACGCGAAGGCTCGCGTCCTCAACGACGCCGAGCGCGTCAGCGGGCTCGCTGACGACGCTGGCCAGACCGCGCTCTACAGTGTGGTCGATGACCGTGCCCTTCTCGACGTGCTCGCGAACGGCCATGCCCGATCGCTCTGGATGTTCTTGAACCGTCCGATACTGTTTCGTCACGCTGAAGAAGTGCGGTTCACGGATGAGAAGCGGCGCGGGCGCAGTTGGGACGGCTTCGTCATCGCAGCCGGTTGCACGGTCAGCCGTGATCCGGTCGCCATCGACGCATTCAAAGCGTCGCTTCGTGCCCGCTTTGCCTCGGCCAACGTCCACGTCGATGTTTTCGAGCGTGTGCGCGCGACCTTCGAGGGTGAGGACTGCGATCTGGTTCAGATCACCGTTTACCGGGAAGGCCTGCCGGACGATCTTCTGGCGTTCGACGATGGGCGGTTCTCTCGTACGGCGTGCTTATCGTCCGGTCTTCGAGGCTGCGATGACATATGAGCCCGAGACCGGAGTGGTCGAGGTGGTGGCGAGCGACCGGGAGAGCCGCGCCGAAATGGCGATGTTCCTGGCCCGCGATCTTCTCGGCGTCGACTTCCAGAACGAGAAGGTGCCGGTTCGCCGCTATGACCTCGATGTTCTGCTGTCGCCCTTCGATTTTCCGACCGACATCGAAGACGGCATTGAGCGGGTCGATGTCCGCCTGCTTCGGCTGATGCCGCTCGACACTGTCGGCGAGCGCGTGACGCTTGAGTGCATGGCCAAGGCGGGCCGCACCATTTGGAGCATGGCAGAAGAGCGGCTCGGGCCGGGCAATCCGATCGATAGCGGATGGGTTGCCACGCAGGCCAAGCTGGCCATCAAGTTCCACCCCAAGGGTGACGCAAAGCGCGGCAGGACGCTTCCGCTGACAATCACCATGCCGCATGGCTGCAATCTCAGGGACCAGACCGAGGAAGAGCAGTTGATCGGCGAGAAGTATCTCCGCCGTTGGGGAATCCTCGCCGATGACGCGCTCTCTCCGAAGTTCTGATCACGACGCGCTGGCCCTGATCTGCGCAATTGCCCAGACCCGTGATGCGCGCATCACCTCCGTGGCCTTGTCGAACCACCACCCGGTAGCCGGCGCGCAGCTTCAGGCGCTCGGCGTGCTGACCCGGGTGGGCGATGAGGCGGCGGCGACGTCCTTGGCCGATCATGAGGATACGCCGGTCGCCCTTGCGCGCTCACCTGACGGTCGTTCCTTCGGCTATTTCAGCCCGCAGGCGGGATGGGTGACGGCATCGACCGACGATCAAGCGGTCTATGCGCTGAGTTTTGAAACCCTCCTCCCAAAACTTCTAAATGGGCTCGACTGCCCGTTGGTCTCCCGTCCGGTGCAGCTGCTGCCCGGCTTGCTCTGGGAGGTTGGAGGCGCCCGTTTGCCGGAGCGCTCGGCCCGTGTGCCTGTCTGGTTCGGTCGCCGCCTTTCAGACCCGACGACATGGGCCTTGATGCTTGAACAGTTCAGGCAGCGCCCGTCTCCCGGGCTTCGCATCGTGCTGTCGCTGACAGCCGAGGCGAAGCTTCCAAAGACCTATGTCAGCGGGCACGAAATCATCGCGGTTCAATCCGTCATCGATGCAAGCGATGTCTTCCGGATCGATCCGCAGATCCTCGCCGCGCGTCTGGCGCATGGGCGCGACGACGGCCAGCCCGTATCGATGGCTGCGGATGGAGCTTCGGTCACGGTCAGGGGCAAGAGCTACGCGTTCACCGGCACGAAGCAGCGAGCAGTTATCCGCCATCTATATGGAGCATGGATGTCCGGGAGCGCAGAATGCCTGACTGCCGAGGTCCTGGAGAGCGCGGGTTTCAACGTCTCCGTCAACACCCTGGCGAAGGCCTTCGCCAAGCGATCTGACTGGCGCAACTTTATCAAGGAGGAAGGCGGACGCTGTTGGATCTACCTATGACCTGCCATTGCCACGTTGACTGCGCCGCCCTCCGGGGCGGCTTTTTCATTTCAGCGCACGGAATTGCAATTCCTCCTCTGGCTCCTCCCTTTCTCCTCCCCGGCTCCTTCCCGCCTGACCGCCATCCTCTCCGCAGGTTTTCGACACGAACCTCAGGAGACGAGAATGACCGTCAGGCATCTGAACCAGATCGAGCTCGCCGCTCGCTGGAACATCAGCCACCGCACGCTTGAGCGCTGGCGGTGGTCGGGGGAAGGCCCCCGCTACATCAAGATCGGCGGGCGGGTCGTCTACCGGCTCGAAGACGTCGAGGACTATGAGAAGGAACAGCTCCGCGCGAGCACGGCCATCAAGCCGGTCCCCACGATGGCGGCGGGGGCGCGCTGAGCATGATCCCCAACCACATCACCCTAGACGCGCTCCGGCAGATGCCGATCGGCGACATCGTGGCCTTGCCCGCCGAGCAGCTGGCGCTCCTCCATGAAGAAGCCGACGCCGCGCTGAAGGCAGCCAAGACCCTCAAGGACTGGCTCGATGGGGCCATCGGGCTCCGCTACGGCGAGCGCGCTTCGCAGGCGCGCATCGCCATGGCGAAGGATACCGGCACGGTCCGCTTTGCCGACGGCGCGGTGACGGTCGTCGCCGACCTGCCCAAGAAGGTCGAGTGGGATCAGGCGAAACTCGCCGCGCTCATCGAGACCATCCGCGCCGAGGGCGAGAACCCCACCGACTACGTCGAGATCACGTTCGGCGTCTCCGAGCGCGCCTTCGGCGCATGGCCGGAATCGATCCGCCGCGCCTTCACCCCGGCCCGCACGCTGAAGACCGGCAAGCAGACCTTCCGCCTTCTCCGCGACTGAAAGGATCACCCATGTTCCCGTTCGGCAAATCCAAGCCCGAAGCCCCTCTGTCCGCGCTCGAAGCGCTGAAGAAGGCGCATTATAGCCTCGGCTCATTGCCTGAGACGATCCGCATCCCGGCAACGCCGGAGCGCGGCGAGACCGACGCCAAGCCGATCACCGAGGCGACCCTCGACGACATCGCTTTCGCGCTGCGCGGACTGGAGGCGGCTTCCAGCGCGCTGATCGATCAGATGTACGCCCTGCGCAAGCTCAGCCAGATCGCGCGTGATGGCGGTGCTCTCGGCGCGCACCGTGCCGTCGAGGCTGCGGCCCGCGCCAGGACGGAGCGCTGATCATGGCGCTCCCCATCATCACCGCCGACCAGCGGCTCGCGGAACCTCGCGGCATCAAGGGCACGATCTTCGGCAAGTCCGGCATCGGCAAGACCTCGCTTCTCTGGACGCTCGATGCCGAGACCACCTTGTTCATGGACCTCGAGGCGGGTGACCTCGCCATCGAGGGATGGCCCGGCGACACGGTGCGGCCGCGCACCTGGCCCGAATGCCGCGACTTCGCCGTGTTCATCGGCGGGCCGAACCCGGCGCTGCGCGACGACCAGGCGTACAGCCCCGCGCATTTCGCGGCGGTCTGCGAACGCTTCGGCGATCCCGGTGTCATGGATCGTTACCGGACGGTCTTCATCGACTCGATCACGGTTGCCGGCCGTCTGTGCTTCCAGTGGTGCAAGGGCCAGCCCGACGCCTTCTCCGAGAAGACTGGCAAGCCCGACATTCGCGGCGCCTATGGCCTTCACGGTCGCGAGATGATCGCGTGGCTCACGCACCTCCAGCACACAAGGGCGAAGAACGTCTGGTTCGTCGGCATCCTCGATGAGAAGCTGGACGACTTCAACCGGCGCATCTTCCAGCCGCAGATCGACGGTTCGAAGACCGGTCTCGAACTGCCCGGCATCGTCGATGAAGTGCTGACGATGGCGGAGATCAAGGACGAGGCGGGCACGCCCTATCGCGCCTTCGTCTGCCACACGATCAATCCGTGGGGTTTTCCCGCCAAGGACCGGTCAGGGCGTCTGTCGCCCGTCGAAGAACCGCATCTCGGTCGGCTGATGACGAAGATCCGCGGTCCCGTGAGGCCCGCCGCCGAGCGCCTGGCGTTCAGCCGGACGGACGCCGCGAACCCCACCACTGACATCACCCATCCCGAAAACGCCTGAAGAGGAGCAACCAGCCATGTCTGGATCCTGGAACGACTTCAACGACGCCAAGCAGAACAGCAACATCATCCCGAAGGGCACGCTGGCCAAGGTGCGCCTCACCCTCCGCCCGGGCGGCTTCGACGACCCGGCTCAGGGCTGGACCGGAGGCTACGCGACACGCGGCACTACTGGTTCGGTCTATCTGTCCGGCGAGTTCACCGTGCTCGAAGGGCCCTATGCGCGGCGCAAGATCTTCACGCTGATCGGGCTCTACAGCCCGAAGGGTCCCGACTGGGCCAACATGGGCCGCAGCCTGATCCGCGGCATGCTGAATTCCGCCCGCGGCATTTCCGACAAGGATTCCTCGGCTCAGGCGCAGGCGGCGCGCCGCATCAGCGGCTTCGCCGATCTCGACGGGCTGGAATTCGTGGCCCGCATCGATGTCGGGACGGACACCAACGGCGAGGAGAAGAACGAGATCCGCGCCGCCGTCACGCCGGACCACAAGGAATACGCGCCGCTGGCGGGCGCAGCGGCAAGGGCGACGGCTACGCAGCCGCAAGCCGCGCAGGCTTCGATGCCCCAGCCGGGCATCCGTCCCTCCTGGGCGCAGTGAGGGACGCGACCGATGCTACTGCGACCCCGCCAGAAACTGTTCGTCGAGCGAAGCGTTGGCGCGCTTTCGCAACACGGAAACACGCTCGCCGTGGCCCCGACCGGGGCCGGCAAGACGATCATGCTCTCGGCTGTCGCGGGGCGCATGATCGCCGATCCCGATGCCAAGGCCTGTGTTCTCGCCCATCGCGACGAACTCACTGACCAGAACCGCGACAAGTTCCGCCGTGTCGTGCCCGGTCTCACCACGTCCGTCGTCGATGCCCGGGAGAAGTCCTGGAAGGGACAGGTGACCTTCGCGATGGTGCCGACGCTGGCGCGCACCGGCAATCTCGATGCGATGCCGGCACTCGATCTTCTGGTGATCGACGAGGCGCATCATGCGGCGGCCGACAGCTATCGCCGGATCATTGACCAGGCGCTCAAGAGCAATCCCGCGTGCCGGATCTATGGGGTCACGGCCACGCCCAACCGGGGCGACAAGCGCGGCCTTCGCGCCGTCTTCTCGAATGTCGCGGACCAGATCCGCATCGGCGAGCTGATCGCCTCCGGCCATCTCGTGCCGCCGCGCACCTTCGTCATCGACGTCGGCGTCCAGGATCAGCTTACCAAGGTGCGGCGCACCGCCGACGACTTCGACATGAGCGAAGTCGATGCGATCATGAACCGGACTCCGGTGACCGATGCGGTCATTCGGCAATGGCGGGAAAAGGCCGGAAACCGGCAGACGGTCGTTTTCTGCTCCACCGTCGATCATGCCCGCAATGTCGCCCGGGCATTCAATGGCGCCGGAATTCCTGCCGGGCTCATCCATGGCGAAATGCCGGATGCCGAGCGCAGGTCCGTGCTCGCGGCCTATGCGGCGGGCGATCTTCGCGTGATGGTCAACGTCGCGGTTCTGACCGAAGGCTGGGATCATCCTCCCACAAGCTGCGTCATCCTGCTGAGGCCGAGTTCCTACAAGTCGACGATGATCCAGATGATCGGCCGCGGACTGCGCACGGTCTCGCTGGATGAACATCCCGGTGTTCTGAAGACCGACTGCGTCGTCCTCGATTTCGGCACGTCGACGCTGCTTCACGGATCCCTCGAACAGGACGTTGACCTAAACGGCCGCGAGTCCACTGGCGATGCCCCGACGAAGGACTGCCCCGAATGCGGCGCGGTCGTTCCGCTCGCCACCACCGAGTGTCCGCTTTGCGGCCACCATTGGGAACGGGATGAGACCGGCGAGGCCACACCGCTCGGCGAATTCGTGATGTCGGAGATCGACCTCCTGAAGCGGTCGAGTTTCCGGTGGTGCGATCTTTTCGGCGACGACGCCGCGCTCATCGCCAGCGGCTTCAA